GTACGCTTGTGGCTGGCATGGCCAGTGTTATTGTAATGTTGATTACAAAAATTTGAGCCACCACACGTAAGTCCTATATATTCCTATATCCAAGCTTTTAATTCTTCACCCATAACCTGACTTGCAATATTTACTTTCTTACGTAAAGCTTTTACAATTCTTTCATCAACTGTATCTTCACACATTATATCAATATATGTCATAGGTTTAGTTTGACCAATACGATCTATTCTAGCTTCTGACTGTTGACGTTTCTCTAAATCATAACCATTAGAATAATAAATCATATTACTAGCTGCAGTAAGGGTAATACCATAACCACCTGTTTGAGGTGTACCTATAAAAAATCTACATTTGTCATCATCTTGAAATTTTTTAATATTTTGTTGTCGTTCATCTTGTGGTGTTAGACCATAATAGTCAACAAATGCACCCTGACCAAACTCTTCAGAAATTGCTTTTATAATTTGTCTTACATCACTTTGCCAGTGAGCCCAAATAACAACTTTACCTTCTATTTCATTTAAGACACTCATTAATTCATCAAGTCTATTACTTTTTAAATCTTGTGTAGTGCCATCATCTGCTTTAAAATGACCACAAGTTATTTGTTGTAATCTCATTAACTGTGTCAATGCATTTGCAGTTGTAATCATCTTGCCATTTAGTATTGCAAGTGCCTGTTTTTTCATTTGCTCATACACTTTAAATTGATCTGGTGTAAGTTGCACAATACGTTTCATAAATGTTTTTTTCGGTAAATCTAGACAGTCATCTTTTAGTACACGATAAGAAAAACCTTTTAATTTATCGGACAGCTCTCCAAGATTCTTGTATCCAGCTACAATTTGCACTGATCTACCACCAAAATGTGCTGTTTTCATAACTGCATATCTAGTTCTAAACGTGTAATAAGAAGCATGATCCAAGAGCCAAGTGTCAAGGAACTCGCATTGTTTGTATAAATCTAATGGTGATTTAGTTACAGGAGAACCTGTAAGTATTCTTTTATATTTAACATTCTCACCCAGACCTACAATATTTTTTGTACGTTTAGCATCTGGATTTTTAATAGTTGTAGACTCATCAATTGCCATCAAACATTCATGAGAGTTTAAAAATTTAGCAGCAAAATCTACACCTTTTTTAGTAGAAAAAGCTTCTACATTCATAATTAAAATATGAAGATCAGTTCCTGTTTTAAACAAAGTATCAAGAATATCTTGTTGTTTTTTGTTAATCATTGCTTGCCACAATACAGCCTTTTTTTCAATATGATTAGGCATATGTGTTGGTATTTCTGCACTATACCAGTTTTTATAAACACCTTTAGGTGCAACAATTAAAACACCGTTGATTTTACCTTTATCATAAAGCATTGATATATTGTCTATTAATACTTTAGATTTACCTGTTCCCATTTCCATAAAATATGCAAATGCTTTTTTATCCCAAGACATCTCTAAAGCTTTAAGTTGATGAGCATATGGCTTAGTCTTAAATTTATAATTCATAATTTTTCTTCTTTCTAGTTGACAATATAATAGTAAAGACCTATATTGTCAAGCATGAAAGATAATATAGTTTACGTCATACAGGAAATACCTGGCACGAAAACCGGTAACCCTAAAATAAATATTATGGGCGCATCAAAATACGGTGAGTTTAAATTTTTATTACCAGAGTTATCTCAAATTATTTTTTCACCAGGACCTTTAATATATAAATTAAGAACGTTGTTAAAAAATTTTACAACAGATGATTATTTATTATTAACTGGAGATCCTGCAATTATAGGTGTTGCCTGTTCTATTGTTTCTGATATGACTAATGGTAAATACAATTTGTTAAAATGGGACAAACAAGAAAGACAATACTATCCAATACAAATAAACTTATATGAAAGAGGAAAGATAGATGAGTGAAAACTTACAGAAAATGTTTGTTGAGGACGCACCTCAACAAGTTAATGAACTAAATAATGTTGAATCATTATCTAGTTATGTAATTCAACTGCAAAAATTAGAAGATCAAATAAAAGCAGATGAAGAAAAATTAAAACAAAAAAAAGAAGCTGCAGATAAAATATCTGAACAAGTTATTCCAGAGATAATGGAATCTATGAAACTTAAAACCATGAAGCTACACGATGGTTCAGCAATAGAAGTAAAAGAAATTTATAGTGCAACAATCCCTGTTGATAAAAAAGAGGGTGCATTTAACTGGCTTCGAAAAAACGACCTGGGTGATTTGATTAAAAATGAGATCACTGTTTCCTTTGGTCGAAACGAAGATAACAAGGCGCGTGAATACGCTAACCTTGCAGAGAGTAATGGGTACCAACCTCAACAAAAATTGAAAGTTGAACCCATGACTCTCAAAGCATTGTACAGAGAACGAGTCGAAGGGAAACAAGACTTGCCATCTGAACATTTTAATCTGTTTAAGGGAAACAAAACAAAAATAACAAGGAGTAAATAACATGAGCGAAGAAACAAGAGACGTAGCAAACAAACAAGGTGGCGCAATAGCAACTTTAGATTTTGTATCAGATTCAGGAATGGGTCTTGAAACAATTGAAAAGAATGATCTTGCATTACCTTTTCTGAAACTATTACAATCAGGTTCAGATGAAACTAAAAAGAAACATGCAAAGTATGTTGAAGGTGCAGAAGCCGGTATGTTCTATAATACAGTTACTAAAAAATTGTATAATGGAGAAAAAGGAATAGAAGTTATTCCTGTATTCTACAAGATGACATATCCTGAATGGGCTCCCTTTGAAAAAAGAGAAGGAAGACCTGTGCATAATGACAGAGGACCTGACATTATGGGTAAAGTAACTCAAAATGATCGTAACAAAGACATGCTGGACAATGGTAATGAAATTATCAAAACAGCAAATTATTTTGTAATCATTAAAGGAGATAAAACTGAAAAAGCTTTATTGACCATGAAATCTACTGGATTAAAAACAAGTAGACAATGGAATTCTTTAATGGAAGATCAATTTGAAAATGATCCTAAAACAGGAAAAGCTGTACCAGCTCCAATGTTTTCTAGAGTTTATAAATTAAATTCTGTTGAACAAACCGGGAGTTTTACTTGGCATACATATAATGTTAATCTGCTTAAAAAAGTAGATGATGCCGCGCTTTATACAATGGCTAGGGATTTTCATAACTCTATAAAAGGTAGTCAGCAAAAATCTGCTGATGCTGTTCAAGAGGAATCTAACTACTAATTCTTTCGCGAGAAAGATAGGAGCGGTAAAGCGAGAGTGGAGCCGCTCCGACCCGGGATCTATATGTTTGATGAGTTTATAAAATTATTTACAGGTTACCAAGGTGATTTTGGTATTGCCGACATGTCTTCTGCTGAAATGGATGCAGAAAAAAATAAACTCAAACCTAATTACGAATGGGCAGGAAGACCCATAACACAAGGTGATTATAAAGATCACATTGAAGGTAAAATATCTATTGGTATACAACCATGTAGATTAGACAAAACAGTTCAGTTTGGTTGCATAGATATTGACGCAAAAGATTATTCTAACTTTAATGTTGAATATTACTTATCTTTGTTTCAACAATACAAATTACCATTAATACCTATACTATCAAAGAGTGGAGGTCTGCATTGTTATTTGTTCTCAGAAGAACCAATACCAGCTGTAGATTTAATCTCAGCATTAAAATCTTTTTTAATGCCTTTGGGATTAGATCCTCAAACAGAAATTTTTCCAAAACAGAAAGAATTAAAGGAAGACGACAAAGGCGATATAAAACCAGGTAACTTTATAAACTTACCTTATTATAATAATGGTAGCACAAAAAGATACGCAGTAGATAAAAATAATAATCCATTAGACTTAGAACAATTTATAAAATTTGCCAACGAAAACAAAATTAATAAATCTGACTTAGACAGACTTGTAGAAGAAACATACAAGAACGTATTGCTTGGAACTAATTCAGAATTTGATGATGGCCCACCATGTTTAGCATTATGTTCAAAAAGAAAACTAGATGATGGTAGAGACAGGTTTATGTATAACTATATGGTCTTTGCTAAAAAGAAATACAAAGATAAGTGGCCAGACCAAGTTTCAAATGCAAACTATAATTATTTAGAGTTTCCTTGGGATAAATCAAAATTAGATTCTAAAATAGCTGCATGGAAAAAAGATACTGCAGGTCATACTTGTTATGAAGATCCAATACATAGTAAATGCATGCGAACACTTTGTTATTCTAGACCGTTTGGCGTAAAGTCAGATAGCATAACAATGTTTCCTGAAATATCTGATTTTCAAATAATAATGTATGCAGAGCCAGAGTATCATTTTAATGTAGAATTACCTGATGGTAACAAGGCAGGTGTAGTTGCAAATCATAGAAGATTAATTACAAAACAAACAGAATTGTTAGATTTAATTTGGGAGCAAACAGGTATTTATCACGAGCCATTAAAACCAAAAGATTTTAGAGCAAAACTTACAGAACTTAGAAAAAATTCTACAAAGATAGAACCACCTGCAGGCACACAAATACAAGATAGATTAAAAGAAGAATTATATCAATACTGTGTCAATGGACCAAGAGCTCAAAAAAGAGTACAGATTAATAGTGGATCATGTTTAACAGAAGAAGGTTATCATTATTTTAGATTTAATTCTTTTATAGATCATTTAGGTTCTAGTTGGAAAATTCCTGAAGAAAGAATTGCACAGAAAATGAAAGAAAAATGCGGTGTAGAGTTTAGTCATTCATTAAATGTAGATGGTAAGACAGTAAAAGTATGTAGGCTTAAACAATTACATATGGATAAAATTGAATATAAACCTGTTGAAAGAAAAGAAAGTAATTATTAATGAGATATAAAGTTGTAGGACCACCAGGCACAGGTAAGACTAGACGGTTATTAAATGAAGTTCAAAAGTATGTAGACAAAAGCGTGCCTCTTGATCGTATTGGCTATTTTGCTTTTACTAGAAAAGCTGCCGGAGAGGCAAGAGACAGGTATCTAGCAAAAAATGAAGACCTAACTAAAAAAGATATACAATATTTTCAAACACTACACTCATTAGCTTTTAATCAATTAGGATTAAAAGAAGAAAACGTTATGCAGGACGAAAACTACAAATCTATAGGTGACACATGTGGTATTCAAATAAAATATGCATCATATGAAACGAATAATTGGAACGGTATTTTTACATCAGACAGTGAATATTTAAGTTTAATTAATTTAGCTAGAGTAAAACAAATAAAAACATTAGATCAATTAGATTTAAATGAACATCTTTCAAGAATTGAAAGGGATAAATTAGAAGCTATTGATAAAGAAATAGTTAGTTACAAGAATATATATGGATTAATTGATTTTAACGACATGATACAAAAATTTTTGGACAAAGGTAAAACTCCAGAGTTTGATGTTATATTTGTAGATGAAGCACAAGATTTATCATTAATACAGTGGTCTATGATTAAAAAAATAGAGGAAGACACAAAGTGTGATGTGTGGATTGCAGGAGATGATGACCAAGCTATATTTGGTTGGGCTGGTGCAGACGTAAATTCTTTTATAAATTGGGAAGCAGAAGAAATACCCTTAAAATATTCAAAAAGAGTGCCGAGTAGTATACAAAAAATTGCATTAGATGTCATTAATAGAGTGCAAGATAATAGACTTGACAAAGAATATTTTCCTAAAGATGAATCTGGAAATATTTTTCAAGTATATAAATTATCTGACATTGATATGTCAACAGGTGACTGGTTAATTTTAACTAGAACTAAATCATTATTAAAACCAATACCAACTTATTTAAAAAAGAAAGGTTTATTTTTTGAGTCTGCACAAGGAAATAGTATTGGTAAAAGTTTGTATGAAGATATACAATACTGGTCGCAATTACAAAAAAAAGTAACTCTTCCTGAAATACAATTACAAAGAATTAAAGAAAGAATAAAAGGACCAATGAATCTTTCATTAAAATGGTGTGATGCATTTAATAATGTATCGGATAGTCAAATAAATTATATGAAACTATTATTACTTAATAATGAAAATTTAACGAAAGAAGCAAGAATAAAGGTATCAACAATACACGGAGCTAAAGGTGGTGAAGCAACTAATGTTGTTTTACTTTTAAATGAAACTGCAAACACAATTAAAGGAGCAAAAAAATCTATACAAAAACAAGATGAAGAATATCGTGTTTGGTATGTAGGTTTAACAAGAACTATGAAAAATTTATATTTAATAAAATGTCCAAACAAATCAAAGGAGTTTAAGATATGAGTGCGTATAAAAAACAAGTTGGTGGTTCTCACTACAAAGATATGAAAATTCAAGCAAGTCAATTTATAAACGAGAACAGGTTGCCATTTGCTGAAGGATCGGCTATAAAGTATATATGCAGGCATGCACTGAAAGGAAAAGAGCAAGACATAGATAAAGCAATACATTATCTAGAAATGATAAAAGAGAGAGATTATAAATGATATTTAAAGCACAAACAGAGTGGGTAAAACCTACTGAGTTTCCAGATCTTAGATTTTGTGATGAGATTGCAATAGATTTAGAAACACATGATCCAGAATTAAAAACTATGGGATCAGGTTCTGTAGTTGGTAAAGGTAAAGTTGTAGGCATCGCAGTTGCAACAGAGGGCTACTCAGGATATTTTCCATTCGATCATGAGGGTGGTGGTAACCTTGAAAAAAGTAAAGTATTACAATGGTTTACAGATATTTGTAAAACTACATCTACTAAAATTTTTCACAATGCAATGTATGATGTTTGTTGGATTAGATCTATGGGCATACAAATAAATGGAATTATAGTTGACACTATGATTGCAGCATCACTTGTAAATGAAAATAGATTTAGATACGATCTTGGATCATTGGGTTGGGATTATTGTGGTCATGGTAAAAATGAAACAGAATTAAATAATGCTGCAAAAGAATGGGGTGTAGATCCTAAAGCTGATATGTGGAAACTACCAGCAATGTATGTTGGTAATTATGCTGAACGTGATGCAGAATTAACTTTTAATTTATGGAAGGTAATGCAAAAAGAAATAAATGACCAAGATTTAAAAGCTATTTTTGAATTAGAAACAGAACTTTTTCCTTGCTTAGTTGATATGCGTTTTTTAGGAGTAAGAGTAGACGTTCAGAAAGCTCATAAATTAAAGCAACAGTTAGCTGAACAAGAAAAAGAATTATTACAAAAAATAAAAAAAGAAACACAAGTAGACGTTCAAATATGGGCTGCAAGGAGCATTGAGAAAGTTTTTCAAAAACTTTCCCTACCATATGACCGAACCGAAAAAACAAACTCTCCATCATTTACTAAAAATTTTCTTTCTTCTCATGAACATCCTTTAGTTAAATGTATATCAAAAGCAAGAGAGATTAACAAGGCACATACTACATTTATAGATACAATTATTAAACATGAACATGAGGGTAGAATACATGCTGATATAAATCAAATTAGATCAGATACTGGTGGAACAGTAACCGGAAGGTTTTCTTATTCAAATCCAAACTTACAACAAATTCCT